ATTCGGATGAAACTAATCGAACTAATCCTTGATGAGACGATGGCCCTGACGGGCATCGATGCTATCAGCCTTGTCGAATACCCCGCTATTGAGGAGGACTTCATTGCGCTCAACACGCAAAAGAAAGAGACCTTTGCAATGCAGAACCAAGAGAAGCGTCTTTTGATGGGTGCTGCCTTGATCCCTGACAAGCCCATCTACCGAACCGATGGCGAGAATGAGTACTATGTGTACTTCTCAAAGGACACCATCCGCAAAGCGATGGAACTGTTCTTTAAGAACGGCTACCAAAGAAACGCTACCATCGAACACGACTACGAGGTTGACGGAACTACAATCGTAGAATCGTGGATCATCGAGGACGATACCCTTGACAAGAGCCGTGCCTACGGCCTTGACCTGCCTGTTGGCACGTGGATGGTCTCGATGAAGATTGACAACGAGAGCATTTGGAAGCGTGTCAAAGATGGCGAGTTCAAGGGCTTCAGCATCGAGGGCTACTTCGTTGACAAGATGAACTTCAGCAAGCAGGAGCTTGCCAAAATCGAGGAGCAAGAGGCGGCTCTCATCCTATCACAAATCGCAAACATCATCAAGAAGGATGGTCGTGTGGTAGAGCTTGAGTCGTTTGCCGACTATCCGGAGGCAGTACGCAACAATGCCAAGCGAGGCATCGAGCTAAACGAGAAAAACGGAAACAAGTGCGCTACCGAAGTAGGGAAGATTCGTGGTCAGCAGCTCGCACAAGGCAAGGCTTTGTCGGTGGAGACCATCGGTCGGATGTACTCGTACCTATCAAGAGCCGAGACTTACTACGATGAGAACGACACGCAAGCCTGCGGAACCATCTCCTACCTATTATGGGGTGGTCTTTCAGGTAAGCAATGGGCAGAATCTAAACTGAAAGAACTCGGCAAGCTATGAGTACACGCAAGAACACCGCCATCAAAGTTCAAACCGATGTCATCAGCGATGCGGAGCGTCTGACGTACGCCATCGAAGAAGGCTCAATCGTTCAGACCGAGACGGGATATTGGATTGTGCGTGATGGTGCGTGGGTCAACCTCAACACGAGCAACGCACAGGAACTCGGATGGGCAAGGTGGGACGATGGTCAATACACCTCAAGCAACAAGCTCACGTTCGCAAATGGTGTGCCTACTCTGCTGCCAAATAACGGAGCAACAATCACCTCATACTTGAACACGCCTGCTGATTTGTACAACCCTACCACAGGTCGTGTGTACGGCATCAAAGAGAACGACACCTATATCGCAACGGTGGTGTTCAAAGCAAGCGCAGCAAACGCTCAACAAACCTACGGAGAGTTGCGCCTTGAAGGAGGTAACGGAACCCCATACGAGCGATTGGCTACAACATTTACGTTCCCACGAGGCAACAACGTAGAGCATCCGTTTCACAACGTATTCCAATACTACGTTGACGAGGACTTTCTCACCAACGGAAACTATTGGCAGATCACGGCAGTCGGTGGTGCTATCCTCGTTTGGGACATTATTCTATTCATCCAAAGAACTCAATCACGATGATGAGACCACAACGCCTTCCCGTAGCCTCACCAAGAGGCGGCAACAGGGGATGCCTTTGCAAAGACAACACCTACTCACGCAAATGCTGCGATGGGTCTCTTGCTGCTCAAGGTATCGGATCTCTCGTAGGTCAAGGCACAAGCGTCCGCATCCGTGGCGAAGAATGGCAGACCATCAACACCCGATGGGAGGCCACGAACACGCTATGGCAGGATCTTTAAAAATGTAACAATTAACCCAACCCAATTTATTTAGTTAGATATGAAAGCAAATTCTATTCTGAACCGAATCCTTGCTGAACTCGCTTCCGTACGTGAAGTAAAGTTTGCAACTATGACACTTGAGAACGGAGCCGTTCTTGAGGCTGAAGCCTTTGAAGCAGGCAATGAGGTATTCATCGTTAGCGGTGAAGATCGTGTTGCAGCTCCTGTTGGCGAACACAAGCTCGAAGATGGTCGCATCCTCGTTATCTTGGAAGAAGGAATGATTGCCGAGATCAAAGAAGCCGAAGCTCCGGTTGAAGTTGAGATCGAGATGCAATCAGAAGAAGCCGTTGCAGTAGCCGAGGAGGTTGCTTCAGAGGCCGTTGCTGAAGTTGCTCAAGAGGTTGTTGCCGTTATCGAGGTAGCAGTCGCTGAAGCAGTAGCTCCCCTCGTTGAGGAGATTCAGAGCGAAATGAAAAAAATGAAAGAGGCGATGGAAGCCTACAAGCAAGAGATGGCTGCTGCAAAGCAAGAGTTCTCATCTCAAGCTGCCGCTAAACCCATCAAGCACACGCCCGCAACAAAGCAAGCCAACAAGGTTGAATTTAATCGTCCTGCAAAGTCGATTGACCGAGTCCTTGCACGTCTTAACAAATAATCAAATCAGAAAATGGCAACGACCACTTCTATCACTACCAACTATGCAGGCCAATTTGCGAGCAAGTACATCTCTGCCGCTTTGTTGTCTGCCGACACCCTTGACAAAGGACTTGTCGAAATCCTCCCGAACGTAAACTTCAAGACCACCCTTCAGAAGGTAGGTACTGACGACATCGTAAAAGACGCAACTTGCGACTTCACCGCTACGTCTACCCTGACTTTGACTGACCGTGTTCTTGAGGTTGAGCCTTTCCAAGTAAACCTTCAGCTTTGCAAGAAGGACTACTACGATTCTTGGATCGGTGGTCAAATGGGCTTCTCTGCTTACGATAGCATCCCTGCTTCTTTTGCTGACTTCTTGATTGCTCACGTAGCTGCCAAGACTGCTCAAAAGATCGAGCAAAACATTTGGAATGGTAACGCTGCCTCTGCCGGAGAATTCAGCGGATTCCTTTCTTTGATGACTGCTGACTCTGACGTTGTTGACGTGACTGCCACCACGGTTTCTGCAAGCAACGTAATCACCGAGCTTGGCAAGGTTGTAGACGCTATCCCTGCTGCCCTTTACGGCAAGGAAGATCTGACCATCTACGTTCCGCAGAATGTGGCTAAAGCCTACGTTCGTGCTTTGGGTGGCTTCGGTGCTTCAGGTCTTGGTGCTAACGGTCTTGACAACAAAGGCACGATGTGGTACGGTGACCAACCTTTGTACTTCGATGGCATCCGTGTTGCTATGGTCAACGGACTTCCTTCGAACAAAATGGTCGCTGCTCAATCAAGCAACCTGTACTTCGGTACCGGACTGCTCAACGAGCGCAACGAGGTTCGTGTACTTGATATGGCTGACCTCGATGGATCAGACAACATTCGTGTGATCTTGCGTTTCTTCGCAGGTGTTCAGTACGGTATCGGTTCTGACGTAGTTCTCTACTCTTAATCCGAGTCATAGTTTAAACCACGAGGGGGTGTGGGTTCTGCCCCGCCCCCTTTTTTAATTCAAAATAAACAAAAGACAAATGGCTTGCGATTTACAACTTGGACGTGCGATTCCGTGTAAAAACGTGGTGGGTGGCCTGCGGGCGGTATATTTTGCCGACTTCGGTGACGTTCCTTTCAGCGCAATTACTTTCGCTGATGCGACTGCAACATTCGATGAAATCACCGACATCAGCGGAACCTTCACCGTTTACAAATATGACTTGAAAGGCAACTCGTCTTTCGAGCAGGCTTTCAATGTTAGCCGTGAGAATGGTACTACCTTCTTTACCCAAACCCTCAACCTGACCTTGACCAAGCTCACGAAGCAGGACAACAAGCAGTTGAAGGTGATGGCCTACGGTCGCCCACAGGTATTTGTGGAGGACTACAATGGCAACTGCTTCCTGATGGGTATGCAGTATGGTGCTGAAGTAACGGGTGGAACCGTTGTAACGGGTGGTGCTATGGGTGACCTGTCAGGCTACACTTTGACTTTGGAAGGTCAGGAGAAGGCTCCTGCCTACTTCATCGAAGGTGCAGTTCAGAACAATCCTTTTGCGGGTTGTACTGCTACGGTAAACATTACCACAGGTACGAATTCCTAACGTATATTTGTGCTGCACTACTGAACGGAGTGGGGCATATTGGATGGAGAAGGGGGGCGAAAGCCCCTCTTTTTTTATACAAAAACTTAAGGCGAGGTTATTTAGTTGAGATGCACATTCTACAAGTATCAGCTTCGCCTCAATCAATTACAATCATCCCACGCTCCTACCCTGCGAGCGTCACGATTCAACTGATTGACGAATCAACAAACACAACGGCAACACCTGCGGTGACTGCTGCCTCTGCGAATGGTTTTATGACCCTTACAGGCACTTTCTCGTTGGTGAACAACCGATTCTATGGTTTGAAAGTTTTTAACGCAGGAAACCTCATCTATCGAGATAGGGTTTTCGTAACTTCACAAACCGAATTCGACAAATTCACGGTCAATCAAAATGTCTACACCGAAGAAACAAGCTACGACAACGACTACATCATCATCTAAAGTCCACGTTGTCAACTTAAGTTCCTACACCACCCCCAACATCAGCGAGGTGCAGGGCAAGGATTGGGTGCAATATGGTGATGACAATGACTACTTTCAGTACCTCATTGACCGCTACAACGGATCACCAACCAACAACGCTCTGATCAATGGCGTAGTTGACTTCATCTATGGTGAGGGGTTGGACGCTACGGATTCAGCAAAGAAGCCTGCGGAGTACGCAGCGATGAAAGGTCTGCTCAACAAGGACACCATCAGAAAGGCCGTAGCCGACTACAAGATGATGGGCCAATGCGCCCTTCAGGTTATTTATAGCCGTGACCACAATACCATTGTCGAGGTAGAACACATCCCCATCGAGAGCCTACGTGCAGAGAAGTGCAACGATGATGGTGAGATTGAGGCTTACTACTACGCCAAAGATTGGTCGGATGTTGCTCAACGCAGGGAGACCCCTCAACGGATTCCCGCCTTCGGATTCAGCCAAGATGCGATGGAGATCCTCTACATTAAGCCCTACCGAGCAGGATTCTACTACTACTCACCTGTCGACTATCAGGGTGGACTTCCTTATGCGGAGCTTGAGGAGGAGGTAGCCAACTTCCACATCAACAACATTCAGAACGGTCTTGCGCCTTCGATGCTCATCAACTTCAACAACGGAGTGCCGAGTGAGGAGGAGCGTAGGCAGATTGAGATGCAGATTGCGCAGAAGTTCAGCGGCTCATCAAACGCAGGCAAGTTCATCTTGGCGTTCAACGACAACAAAGAGCTTGCTGCTACCATCGATCCCGTGATGTTGAGCGATGCGCACAACCAATATCAGTTCCTGTCGAGCGAGTCGATGCAGAAGCTGATG